ATACGCTTAAACGTTTCCGATATGCCGTCTTTAATACCGCCGAATATCTCACCGCCGTTGGTGAAAGCTTGTTTGATCTTCGCCCACGCATTTGCGAGCTTTTCACGGAGCAGTTCAGTAAACGCTTTCCACTTATCTCCCATAGCAGTTACACCGCTAAAGAAGTCCATTTTGACTTCACCGTATTTGGTTCTGTACCATTCGCCAAACCGTGAAGCGATATCTTTGACTTTTGAAAAGACGCTACTCACGTTTTCCGCTATCCAGTCAAACTTGAAAGCAAACGCACCAACGCCGATTGAACCAGCAACCAGCGCAAGACCTTTGCCGAATGTAGCCGGGCCGGCAAGCATGAACATGACGCCAAGCACCAGCATAGCGCCGGCGATAACGCCGCCAAGCTTCGTCAGTATCGTCTTTACCTTATCCGACGTGTCTGTCCAGGAGAAAGCAAAAGCGCTCACTATACCAGCCACTCCGGCGACCGCCAGCGCAAGACCGATTCCGAACGCCTTCGGGTTACTTCCCGTTGTCACAAGTATCAAAATACCCAGTGCCAACAGCATACCGCTTGCGATAGCAACTATCGTGCCTAACGTGTCTCTTACTCTATCCGACGCCGAGTTCCAGTTCGCTTTCATTTCGGACACAAGGCCCAGCGCTCCAAGAACGATAAGCCCTAGGCCCAACTGCATATTAGCGCCGGTCATCACAAGTATGACACCCAGCGCCAACGTTGCACCTAGCGCTATTGCTTCTATTTCAAGAAGCTTGTCTGTGATTTGCTGTGTATCAAATGACAGTCCACCGCCGCCGACACCGCCACCACCGCCACCGCTTGACGGCGAATCGAGACGGTTTATTTCATCTATGCCAGCAAGTGATTTCTGGATCTCTTTTGCACTGCCGGCAGAAGCGCCAAACGACTTCGCCATGTTCTTTGCTGACGCCTGGGCGTCGCCCCAGTTGATACCGAATATTGAGAATATCAAAGATCCTATCTGCTGTATGAGCAAATTAACAACCGCCACCAGCGTTCTAAATGCCGGAATGAGTACGTTTACCAGCGGAGCGGCAAGCGTCAGCAGATTGCCTTTTAACTGCTGCAAAGATTCGTTCAGGACGTCGTCCGACGTAATGAGAGATGCAAATGCTGTACGCACACTTCTCAAGGCACTTGTCACGACAGAAAAGACAAATACTCGTCTAGCAAGTCCGGCAAGACGTCTTCCCAGCGTGTTACTGCCTTTGCCTATCTGTTCAGCGCCTTGCTGAAATCTATCCGCAAACACTTGCAGGGCACTTTTCTGTCCGCTACCGCTTAATTCAGCTATCTTTGTCAGCGTGTCTTCCAGCTGTGCGTTCAGCTTATCGTATTCGTCTTCCAATTGTGCGACGACTTCACGCTGTCCGCTTAGCTGACTTCCTATCTCGCCAAACTGCCTTATAACATCGGCGTCATAACTGTCAGTCCTAACGACTTTGCCGTTGACGACTCTTTGCATACCGCCAACTTGCGTCTGCAATTTGCTGTATGTTTCTTCTAGGCGTTCAAGCTCCAGTCTCGCTCTTTCTAGTTCTGTCGCTTTTAATCCTATGTCGACTTTAGTTTTTGCGCCTTGCTTTGCAAGTGCTTCAAGTTTTTTCTGTGCTTCGTCTATTTGAAGATTTACGGGGATTAATACTTCGCCGTCAGCCATTCATTCCACCCCACATCTTTAGTATTTCTTCTTCTTCGTCTGTGTACTGCGACGGCATTTCCACCAGTTCAAGATTTCGCATTTTCCATTCACGCTCGTCTTTGTCAAGTGATTTGCCCCTTGCGTCTTTATCTCTAATACGCACGACTTGTGCAAACGTGCAGTCGCCACTTATCTCGTTATAGTACGCTAGAAACGTCCACCAATGACAATATTCATCTGCACGTATTTCACGCCCGGCAACGGCATTTATCGGCGCTATGATGAGGGGAAAATCCTTCGACCAGTCAACGACTTTCGGAGCGTTCCCTTCTTTGCGTCTGTTACCGCCGTCGATAAATTCAAAGCACTTTTCTATTGCTTTTTGCATATCGTCATAAGGCATATCGTCAATGTCGGGATAGAAGATCTCCAGCACGACGTATGCCTTTTCTCTTGCGTTTAGATTCACGTCATTCAAGGCTTCGACGATATCCAAAATTGCACGATAGTCCGAGCGTATGTCGTATTCCGTTCCATTGATTTCGACAGCCTTTGGCAGGCCGTAATTTATCATTTGTGATATTTCTTCGTGTATTTATCTATCTTTTCTTTGCTTTTCTTTGTTTCTGCCTTTACTGTCTCGTCCATTACGTCGATAACAGCTGTCAGCAGATTCGCCCATATAGGCATACCGTCAGCAAGTGCATACACGTTACAGTCGCCTATCAGCGGAGTGATGACGTCTATGCCGAATATGCCGTTGATCGCTCCGCGCATTTCTGCGTCCATTTCTTTGCCAACGGTGAATATTTCCGGATTCTCCCCGATTTCTTTTATTCTTTCGATATATTCATTCTGCTTGTCTTCAAGTGCCATGAACACGTCAAAAATCTTCTGTGCAAATGAAGTGTCCGACGGATTGAAGAACACTGAAACTTTGCCGGCAAGACTGAATTCCTTTATGCCAGTATTTACACTGATTTCCATTTCTTCCTCCCAATATGACAAAAAAGGGCTGTTTCCAGCCCCTCTGTCTTATACCCAGTGTGCGTATAGTGTCTTATCTGCGTTAGCCGTAAAGGTCTTTGTACCGTTTGCAGTATAAGCAACTGCGCCACTTGCCGAGTTAGCCCAACCGTCAAACGTCTTACCGCTTTTAGTCGGGATAACGTCGAACTGTACCGTGTAAGTCTGCCCCTTTGTTGCAAACCCATAGGTAACTGCACCCACTCCGCCGTTAACGTTGTAGGTCACGGTCACAATTACCCCGCCGTGAAAGTTACTACTCCACTGCTGTTGATAGACGCTGTGCCTGTTGCCCTTTCGCCACCGTAAGTGATTTCAATAGGCATGGACAGACGTCCACCACCTTCGCCACCCAGTCCTGTGACCGCGATAGCAGAAGAGGGATATCTTTCAGCGAACATAGCAGAACTAGCTGTGCCGGCGTATTTGTGGACGATAAGCACGTCCAGAGCAGACAGCTGCGCCACGTCATGATCTTTGATAGCAAGGTTCCAAAGTTTGACTGCGGCCGGGTCACCGCCTGTGATATTCCACGGGTCAAAACTCTGTGTCATGGTAGGCTTCTGCATATCACCCCAGGTGTTGCCGAGAATGTCCTTTGAAGTTTCCACGCCCCAGTCAATGGAGATAGAAGAATCGGAAACTCTCTTGCCGAGAGGTGACCATACTGGCTGCGCTTTTGTTCCCGTGTTGAGATACGCCAGCATTAGTTCTCTGTCAAGAGTAACGTCTGGGCTGGTGTTAAAAGTGATATCAGGCATTTAAAAGCCCTCCTTCAAATTCGTTAGTATATCGGGCCGAGATGGACACGGCCCAGTCTTCTGTCCCGCTCTCGTCAGTCTCGGCCAGATAAGCCGGAGCTGTGCGGGCTATGGACCTGATCCGGCGAGTGCCGGTCAGATCCGGATATGCGGTGAGTTTGTACTCAGTACCGTTGACGGAGATCGTCTGACCTTCGAGCCACCGGCCCAGGCTGTCCAGCAGCTCCTTGATTGCTGCCCTGCGGGCTGGGGTTGGGTGCCCTGTCCTGTAGTAGACGATAAACGGATACACGCAGATCTGGGTCACAAGGCCCCAGATGTCTTTGGTCTGCCTCTCTATCACCGCTCCGTTGAGCGGGAAGAGCGCGATCCCCGCCGTCTCTGAAAGCGTCGCGAAGCTGATCTCCGCGCCTTCCGGGAGTCCCGGGTATTCATTGACGAGGGTCATGATCGCCTCGGTCAGTACCTCGTAGCCGTCGACGTCCTGCAGAATAGGGGTATTAGAGTTGTCTGCCATATCAGCCTCCTAAAATCTTCTGGACACCTTCGACCCACTGCTCGAAGTGATCCCGCCGTGCGGCCTCGAACCAGTGAGCCTCGGCGCCGGGCCTCTGAAACTTCAGGTCCCGGTCCGTTGCTACCAGCCGAGCGCCTTTGCGGTGCCGGTATATGATCTCACCTGTCGGGAGCATGATCCGTCTCGCGCCTTTGCCTGTCTTGCTGTCTACCATGACCTTGCCCTCATAGAGGTAGCGGCCATACGGCGGAGCAGCTGCACACACAAGGCCGGAGCCTGCCAGCGCTCTGGATCTTGAGACCGTGTTCTGTATCAGGGTCCCTGTGTCCATCGGCATGTAGGGGATCATGTCGGTCATGACCTGATTGTCGAGCCAGTACTGCGCTTTCTTTAGGTCAGCGTTCAGGCCGCTGACGGTCAGCCGGACTTCCGTCCCGTTCGGGCCGGTCATCCTTATAGGCTTCAGCTCCGCCATATCAGATCACCTCCCCGCGATCTCCCAGTGTGGGATCACATAATACTGAGCCGCCGAGGTCACGATGTACGTGCTCCCGCGCCGGTTCATGTAATCAAAAAAGCCGTCGAGGTAGTCAGCCT